TAGAAAGAGAAATTGAAGACATTAAAACATTTCAGACAATGAACAAGGAAAATAGAGAAAAAATTAAAGAATTGCAACAAAAAATTGATAGATTAGAAGCTCCTTACACTAAAACAGCAGCTGACATAAGTGATGAAATACCTCCTATGTCAAATGTAAGTGACGAAAGTCAATATGCGGACATTAATGCTCCGCAAATGCAGCAACCTCTACCTCCAAGACCTGAATTAAATCAAAGTCCCGGGGATGTGTTATATGATAGTGAAAAGACAAAAGGGGAAGGTAATAAATTCCAAGTTACTACAGATCCAGGAGAAAAAACAGTTACAGTAAAATTTATAGAAGATGAGCAGGATAAAATACTTGATCAAGCAATTAATGAAGGTGCAGGTAATCCTTTACAACCTCAACCCGTACAGCAACAATCTTTAACACAAAATAATCGACCTCAAAAAGAGTTTGAAGAAACTGATTCACAGGTAAATTTTTAATTAAATAAAAGGTAAAAAATGAAAAAGAATGAATTTATTCTTGAAAAACTTAAAAAACATGCAGAAGAGCATAATCTTGATTTAACTTTACTTTCTTCTGAATCTAATGCATCGAGCGCGGCTTCAAAGGAGGCAATGCCAAAGGAAATGATAATCGAAATTCCTCCCGATAACCCCAAAACACCGGAGGTTAAAAATGACTGACTTTAAGTATAATTCGCGAAATTGGAGTATCGAAAATCAATGGTGCTGGAGGTATGGGAGTTTTATGTTTGTCGAAACCTCCGGAGATATTTTTCCTTCTTATTTAGGAATAGGTCCATATACGATTGATCATGTAAAAGTTCAATATTATTGGCAAGATCACGATACTTTTGAAATTTTTAATCTCCATACAGTAGATGCAGAATTAACATCTAAAATTGTTGATGAACAACACGTTGTAGGATATGTAGCTGAATCTTCACCGTTTTCAGTAGTGCCGTGCGCTGATTTAACTGAGCTTGTAATAATTTATTACAGAGATGCAGACGGTGGATTAAACAACTGGGTACAAGGAGCTTGGTATCCTGGGGTTACGTTACACAGAACAGATGACTTTAATATTACTCATTATGCTCCGGCATTTCCAGAAGATGGTACTACTCTCTGCAACAGCCCTGTACAAATAGGATGCGCTATTAGTATTCACTGCGAAAGATGGGATTGGGAACTTTACAGAAATGATGAACCAACTCCTCTATTACAATTTTCAACTGATATACAAGGTCCTCCTTATAATTTACCAACAGTTGATCTAAGTCAATGGGGAGATGGAGATACATTAAAGTGGCACGTAAGAGGTTACAATAGGCATGCAGGAGAGGGGCCTTGGTCTAACTGGGTAACTCATCCAATCGTTCAAAGACCAAAGGTAAGCGTAGGAACATTTTCATATAGTTGGTTAGGTAATATATTACGATTAACCGCACAAAGAAATGTAATAGGTTCTCCAAATATTACTTGGCAAGGATTAAGATATAAGATTGGAACAGAATGGATATTAGCAAGTCAGCCCGTAGGAGAAAATCCACTAACGCATGATTTTAATATATCTAATATACCTTCGACTTCTTTTATTGCAGAAGTGCTTATTAATTACACAATTGTTTGTAACGGCACTAGTACTAATTATCAAGCAAGTAAACAAATTAGTATAGATCCTCCGGGAGGTGGAATTGTAAAACCGGGACCGATACAGGTAGCATCTTAATATTATTAATGAAAAAGATAAATTTTTTAATTAAGGAGTAATAAAAATGACTAGAATAGTTCCTCCGGCAAATTACAATTTAAAACCGGATTATCCTAAATGGTTAAATCCAAATACTGTTGCCGAAGCGGGTGAGAAGGATAGGGAAGAAGTTAATAAACTTACAAAAAAAGCTTCTGCACCAGACAAGGTAGTCGTGTCTTATATGTGTAACAATTGCAGTAAAATAATACAGGCAGGTAATAGTGATTTACTAAAGCAAGCTACTCTTGCATCTAAAGCAAATAAAGAATTTATTCCTACTTGTCCTGATTGCGGTAATGAAGTAAAGCCATATCAAGTAATTGAAAAAGGTACGGTTATATCTAATATTCATTCTATGAATGAAGCGAAGAGGGTAGATTTACAAGAAGGTTTACAAAAAGAAGCTTCTAGTAGGGGCACTTACAATACTTTTATTGATCAAAGAATTGTATACAGGGCGATTGAAGAATTAAATAAGTATGCGAGTAAGAACGGTATGACAGGCTGTAGAGCGAGATACTTAAGAAGCGAGCATAAGAAGGAAGCAGGTTCTAATACTTCAACTCTTAACAATATTGAATGTAATCTTGAATGGCTATACGGAAGAAATCAAAAAGGCAACGCTACTGCTACAATCGGCGTTGATGTAGCAGGTAATTTTATATTTCCGAAAGTATTTAAAGTCGCTTCTGGTATGGAGTATCCATTTAAAGAAGAGTATATAAGACAACTAGAGAAAGAACCTAGTTTATTTCAATCCTTTCCAAGTCCTAGAAAATCAGATGTACCTACTATAAGAAAATCCGACCCTTCGAGATTTAGAGCTTATGCCGGAAAAGAGAAGGTAGTAAAAGTAGGCGAGTATAAAAAGAATGCATCTGAATATCCTGAATATGATGAATTTCTAAGAGGGCAATATTACGATTCGGTACCTGAAGAGGAAGCTGCCGGCGAACTTTTAAAATTATACCCTGAATACTTTGATACTTATGAAGATGCTTTAGACTACGTTAACCTAGCTTTTTCTCAGTATAGTAATTACGGAGAGCCCGGTATTAGAGAATCATCTAAAAAAGTAGGTGAGTATAAGTTAAAAAAGAAATCAAATGTAATAGGTAAGGAGTTTGAATACCACGGTAGAACAGGTTTTGTAAAATCGATTGATGATAATAGCGGCATTACTGTGCATTTTCCCGATGTAGATGAAGAAGAATTTATTTTTATGGACGAAGTAGAGGAGCAAGACCCAATGCTTTATGAAGATATTCAAAGATATTTAGGTAATTCTATTAATAATGAAGATTTAGAAAATTTCGAGTAATATTATATGCATAACTGGCGTCAAATACTATCCGCAGCTTCTGATGGCATATACAAAAATGATTCAGGTATTCTTTATTTTGTAAAGGATGGTAAAATTTTGATGAGTATTAGAGGTAAAGTCTTTAAAACATCTCTTAATCATTTTATTGGTGCAAAACATCTTCAACCCCTTACTGGAGAGATGATAAATAGATTTGATAGAATATACGAAAAAGCTCCGGAGTGGTAAAGATGAATAACTGGAGAGAAGTACTAGGTTGGAAAGGTGTCAATATTGATTCAGATAAACCGCGTAAAGGATATATTTATGAAATAAATGGTGCATTGTTTGGTATAGAAGGTTACGGGGTGAACTATAGTAGTAATTTATATACTAAAGCATACTTAGTAAAACTATTAAAAGGCCCTTACGAAGAATGGATTGAAGGTATGAAGTATTGGGTAAACGAAGATTTTTTTAATAATGCAACTCAAAAAAATATACTTAATAGTATTGATCCTGATGAAGTAATAAATGTTTATGAAGCAACTATTAATAGAATGGAAGAAGAAGGTGTAGAAGAAGATTTAGAAAAATCTGCATTAGATAATACCGCTCAATATTTTGGAGTAAGCAATTTTGTAATACAAGAAATTTTAGATAAATATAATTCTTGAATTATTAGATAATAATGAGGTTTTATTCAATATGAACCAACAATTACAACAACAAATGACACCTGGACCGTATAAAAATTTTTCACCTGGAGAGACTGTAGTAAATCCAGTTGATGGTAAGAGTTATAATGTTCAACAACAAACACCTGGAAAAGGAGTAACTCTTACTGATCCTCAAACTCAACAAACTGTAATGGTCGATGAACAAAATGCACAAAATTTAGAAAAGTCAATACAAACTGCAAATCTTTCTATAGAGAATATTGCAAACGAGGTTGTGGCAAATTTACTTGGGGAGGAATTACCCGAGGTACCTCAAATAAGAAAAAAGAAATCTGGAGTAATAGCAATGCAAAAAGCAAACAGATGGGCGGAAATCAGGAAACAATTAAAGACTAGATCAAGTATGACTGAAAAAGAAATCAGTCAATCTCCAACCTATAATGAAAAAAGACAGGATAGTGCATTAAGAGAGTTACAAAGAAAGAAAGCCGCGTATAAACCTTATGAGGGAGAAGACATAGATGACATAGGAAGGGATAAAAAAACAGGGTTACCTATGAGAAATGATACTCACGTTGAAGTAGGTATGACAGAGTTTCCAAAGGATATAGATAAAGAAAAGAATCCTGAAGGTTATGGAAAGATGACAATGAAGGAGATGGATGAAAAGTTTGAAGAAGAAAGACCTCATTTTGATAATGAAAAATTATTACCTGACTATACTAAGAAGAGAGAGGAATCAACAACCTATAAACCTAAATGGGAAAGCGATGAAGAGAGAGAAAGATATGCAGCTCTAGATGAAGCTCTGGATAAAGTATTAGGTATAAGTAAAAAAGCTGCGGATGAAGTAGATCCTTCTCAACCAACTAAGCTTCCTGTACAATATAAAGAAGTAAAACGAGCCCCTAAACTTGAAGAATATACAGAACCTGACGTTTTAAAGGAACCTGCTCCCGATGTCAAAGAAGCTCTTAATATGTTAAAAGATACTCAATCTAAAATTAAAGAATTACAGGAAAAGATTAATGAAAAAACAGCGCCTTTACAGCAAGCAATTATGGAGGCTACGAAAGATTTACAATCAGACTTAGCGAAAAGCGCCGCTCTTCTTTCATCTACGCTTAGTTTAGTTTACGAGGAGCTAGAAAAAACGGAAGATAAGGTTGCAGTATTAGGAGATGAAATTTATGCCGCAATATCAAGAGAGGAAGCAAAAGCTAAACCTGCTACTCTTACACAAATTATAAAGAAAGCTGAAGAAATTAATCCTAAGGTAGCGGAAGAAATTAATAAAATTAAAGCATTAATAGAATCAGATAATACGACACTCGTATTAGAACAATTCTTGTATAAATATCCTGTAAGCGATGTACAAAAGAAAAAGATTTCAGAGTCTGCATTCGATGGAGATTTAGATTTACTCGTAAGTGAATTAATTGGTATTGTAGATGAATTACAGGAAATAAATGAAACATTATGAGAATTTTAAAGAAGCTTAACACTGATGTTTCTGTTGAGAATACTAATAGGACCCTTCAAAGTGTTACAGATGATGAAGGTTATCTATATTCGGGTTTACTATTTTCGGACTCCCCCGCAATTGATGCTTTTGGAAGATTAAGAATATCTAATCCTTTTACTCTTTTTGATTCAAAACAGATTTTTAAAGATCCTGATTTAAATGATAACGAAGAGAATTTTCCGTTATTTTTTGATAATCAAGAAGTTTCGGGTACTGGAAGTGCAACTTTATTTAATATTAACACTGCTAGTACTACCTTAAGAGTGTCTAACGTTACCGCCTCTAACCGAATCCGTCAAACTAAAATGAGATTTAATTATCAGCCCGGTAAATCTATTATAACTTTTTATACTTTTTTTCTTTCCTCTGCGCTTACCTCAGGTATTACCAGAAGAATTGGTTATTTTGATGATAACAACGGTTTATTTTTTGAAGATGATGGAGAAACTTATAACTTTGTTAAGAGATCTTATATTACAGGAAGTCCTGTAGACACTAAAATACCTCAAAGTAAATGGAATATTGATACTTTTGATGGTAATGGGAGCAGTGGAATAACTTTAGATTTTACAAAAGTACAAATATTAATTATAGACTTTGAATGGTTGGGGGTAGGAAGGGTAAGATTCGGTTTTATGATAGGGGGAGTAATAAAATATGCGCACGAATTATTGCATGTAAATAACCAAAGTAATGTTTATATGTCAACTCCTAATTTACCTATTAGAACACAAATTATTAATAGCGGTAGCGGAGAGGCTTCTTCAATATCTCAAATTTGTGCTTCTATTATATCAGAAGGCGGTACTGATGATTTAGGAGTAATAAGATATGCTTCAACCGGAGGAAATCATGTGTTAGCCGCAGATACTAATATTATTTATGCATTAATTGGAATACGATTAAAAAGTAATTATATAAGTAATATTATAAAAGTTTTAAGTACTTATACTCAAATACATACTGCATCCTCTAAAGTAGAATGGATGTTGAAGTTTAATCCTCAAGTAGCGGGCGATTTTAATTATATTGATCTTCCTCACTCTGCAATACAATTTGCGACAGGATCTGTTTTAAATACTGTAACTGGAGGTTATAATTTTGCGGGAGGTTTTACCGAGAGCGGTGGACAACCCGCAGGAGCGGCAGGTTCTGTAGGAAAGGAAGTAGGCAATGCTATTAGATTAGGTACTACAATAGAAGGCGTAAAAGATACCTTAGTATTGTGCGTAAGACCTATTCATTTTAGTACAGATGTATATTCAGAAGGTGCAATTACTTGGAGAGAATTAAGTTAGAATGAAAAAGAAAATAATATTTACGATATTTTTATTTTTACCTTTCCTTCTTTTAGGGGAAAGTGAAACGTACAATCAACAAATTGTAATTAATTTATGGAATAAAAATTTAAAGGAAATTACAGAAATTAAAAAAGTTATAGAAAACGCAGTGGAAAAATTTAATCTTGAAGTTAAATTACAAGATATTCCAGAGATAGAAATAGAATGGGAAAAAAGAAAAAATTAAGTAAGTTCCAAAGAACTATAAATTGGTTAAAAGAATGGAAAGAAGTAATAGCGATAATAATTGGATTCGCTTCTTTAATTTACGCAGTAACATTATATAAAGTAAATTTGGAGAATGAAGTAAAAAATAAAATTACAGTTGAAGAAGCAAGAACGCTAATTCAAATTGAAAATTCAGAACTTAAACAAGATATAAGAGATATTAAAAATTATTTAATGAAGAATGATAAATAAATGGAGAATTATAAAGTGGCGGATCTTCCAAAAAATTATTTTTTAAACAATTCTGAAAAGGAATTAAGTTCCGATGATGTCGCAGAATTATTAAAAATTAATGTTACTGCGTATGATATGTTTTTAGTAAGAAATAACCTTCATGCTTTGCGTAGTAAGATGAACGATAATCTTAATTCTTTAAATATTAAGGTAGATGACGGACTAAGTAAAGTTTTTACATGTCTTGAAGATATTAAGAAATCATTGGAAGTAGAATTTAACAACGGTTCTGTAAAAACATCAAAGATTAATGATGTTATATTAGAACATCATAATGATATTAAAAAAGTCAAGACTATATTAGAAGATTTAGATAAAAAGAAACAAGATAAAGGACTTTTTAAATCTACGGTTAGAAATGTGTCATGGTGGTCAGATAATTTAATAAAAATAGCACTGCTTATTGCTATGGTTTTAGCTTATTTAGGTATAAGCGATATTTATTCACGTCTAGATAGTTTACCCAAGTAAAGGTAGAGATGAGTTTACAAAAACTTACATGGATTCAGTTTGATCCTAAGAATTTAGATCCTAAGATAATTAGAAATTTAAAAAGGATATATGATAGATATGTATACGAAGGCGCGATAGATTTTTATATATCAAAAATGCTTAAAAGTATTAAGCACGATTTAGTTTATATTGTATCTATTTTATCTATTTATAAACAAGAATTATTTCAAGTGGAGGGATTCAACGTAGATCAAATAATTACAGAGTATACGGAAATTATAAATAACATTGAAAGTGAGAATTGGGAGGATATAAGTCTTTTGGATTTATTAGATATTTCTGCAGAAATAGAAATGTTATTCGACGAGAGTGGATTGGATGAAATTGTGAGAGGAATATGAATAATTGGAGAGAAATATTAGGATGGCGGGAATTTGAATTTGAAGTATTAAGAGAAGGAGACCCTAGGATAGAAAAAACTTTATACGGGTATTTTCTTAATCAAATTGTAGTAAGTTATGAAAGATTACTTGAAGTTTTAGGACCTCCTACATACCCTAACGGCGATGGTTATAAAACCGATGCGGAGTGGGTAATTTATTTTCCCGATATAGATGATGTAATGACTATTTATAATTATAGAACCGGAAAAAATTATTTAGGGGAGGGAGGAAAGAATAAAGAAGATATTAATATTTGGCACGTAAGCGGGCATCATAATGTATATATAGATAAAATTTATGAATTATTAATGGTAGAGAAATGAGTTTAATAGGGCTTACAAAAAGAAATGCGATGTGTAAAATATGTAATAGTTTTGATGATGATACATTAAATGAAATCACATTGGATATTCTATTAAATAGAAAGACTGTTGATGAAATAAAAGAACATTATTCTAAATTATTACCAGATATTGTACCGCCGCTTACAAACAGTAATATCAGCAGTCATCGGCGCCATAGTGACCCTGCTTTAATTGCAAAAAATGTTTTAGAGAGAAAAGAAGAAGCTGTAACTCCAGCGGATCATGCGGCTCTTGAATACGCTAAACGTTTTCAAGGAGTATTTGATAAACATGAGACTCTTAAAACTCTTTATATTGCGCGTATTAATTCTATTCAATTCCTTAGAGACCTTCTAGATGATAAAAAAAAGGAGTATGAGGAAGAAAGTAAAAAAGAAGCTTCTTTAGTAAAGAAAAGTAATTTAAAAAGATTAGAAAGTGAAATAAGAGCATTAACGAATGAAGTTGACGAAATAGAAAGAGATATACAAAGAATTATAGTCCAGGATAAAAAAGTTGAAATGGGTCCTGGGAATACATATATTAATCAAAATTTTGTAAATATATTTGAAGGCGGTTTAAAGAATTTTATGAATGATTTAGTACCTTATCTTTTGTATAATATATTCCATAACGATATTGAAAAAGGTAAAGAAGTAGTTGCACAAATTAGCTCAATGATGGATCAACATCTTTCACCTTCGCTTAATAAATTAAACAAGCAATTGAATATGAATTAACGTGAAAAACTGGAGACAAATATTATCTTGGCAAAATCCTGGTACCCCTTATGAAGAATTAGGACGGCGCGTAAAGAATTTAATACGCGAAGTTGTGTATGATGCAGTTATAAGAGGAGAATATGGAGGAGTTTCTAAAGAAGAAACAATAGAAAAGGAAATACAAAGACTTCTTACTCCTAAAGAAATTGAATATATGGATGAATATTACTATAAATTATTAGATAAAATAGAAGACCTTGAAACAACGTGGGAGGAAGATTTTGAAAACTAACTGGAGAGAAGTATTAGGGTGGCGGGAATTATCAGACTTGCCTGAGTTTATAATATCCCCTGAAGAATTTGTACAGTCTTTATTTTATTTGTATGATTATAATGTAATAGAAACGTATGTACCTAATACTCTTTATAAGAATCATTATATAGTTTATATAGAGAATCCAACAAATAATTTGTTTAATGTTTCTTTTGATGTATACCCTGCAAATAGAATAGAATCTCCAATGTCTTTGGCAAATAAACATGCAAAAAGAATTCAGGAATATTTAAAAAGAGAATGGTTAAAATATTTAAATGACCCTTATAATTATTTTGATCAAGTAGATGAAATTGAATAGATATAATAGGAGTATTGCAAGATATAAATTTGCATTGAAAATTAAAATAGTAAATCAATTACCTGATGGAGTATTTCCTTATAAAGATCCTGAACAAGAAGCTAAAGAAATACTTGGAAAAGATAAAATATTAAAAATAGATTTACCTAAAACAAATAGTCCTTTCAATGGAATAAGTATGAATTAGGAAATAAAAATTAATTTTATTAAATTAAACTTATGGGACTATTTAATGAATATGCTAGTCAACTTGTTGGAGATATCGCTAAAAATTATCAACCTATAGAAGAGGTTGATGCATTTAATTTTCTTACTTCTTCCGAGTTCCTCAATGAGGATCCTCTTCCAATACAGCGAATAATAATAAAAACTTTTTATAACCTTTGGCCTTACTATCCTCCAGATCATGATGAACAACTAATATTAAATATACTAAGAGATGAATGGCGAATTGATCTCGATATAATGCGTACAGACCCTGTAAAATTTCTTGTATTAATATTAGGACGAAGATCAACAAAAAGTACTAGTATATCTTTTATTGCTACCTATGAAGCTTACTCTCTTATTTGCAAGGATAATCCACAGGCTTTTTACGGTATTAGAGACAGGCACCCTATTCATATAATGCACGTAGCCGCAGCGGGGGATCAAGCAGAAGATGTATTTACGTTTACGAAAAACAATATTAGAAAAGTAAAGTTTTTTGAACCTTATATTGATTTTGATAAAGATAGTGGTACTGAATTAAGATTATTCACCCCTTACGATAAAAGATTAAACGATAAGATTAGATATGAAAATAGTTTAATCGTAAGAGGTTCAGGAGTTCAGAAAAAATCAACCCTTCCAGGTTCTTTAACTATTGAATCTGTTACTACATCCGCGGCAACTCACAGAGGTAAATCTATTAAATGTCTTATATTTTCTGAGTTTTGTCATTTTGAAAGGGCAAAAACTGGAGGAGACCAAAACGATTTAATTATCTCAGAAAATCCAAAAACAGATTATGCTGTATGGAAAGCTTTTACTCCTTCTGTAAAAGATTACGGGGACGACGGAAAAGTGTTAGTTGAATCTTCTCCTAAGGAAAAAGGCGGGGAAGGATATCATCAATATTGTATTGCAGGAGGTATGGAACAAGATAATTTTGAAGAAGTAGTACCGGACCCGGAATATGCATTAATTCAACTTTCTACTTGGCAATCTCGTATTAATGAAGAAAATTATACTTATGAAAGTTTTGAAGGAGATTTTGCTAAAGACCCTATTGGGGCTAATATGGAATACGGAGGTCACTTTGGTAATCCTGCAGGCTCATTTATACAAGAGGAATGGATAAATAGAGTACCTCAACTTAATGTTCCAATGTTGAGAACTAATTACAAACAACATAAATTTGTTATATCCCTTGATCCTGGAGGTAAAGCGAAGAAAAAGAAAGCTGATACTTACGTTTGCGCTTGGGGACATTGGGAAGGAGATATACAAGGTAGATATGAAAATGAGGGAAATATTAAGTATTGGGTAGACGGGATGAAAGGATGGAATGCTAAAATTATTCCTCAAGGCAATGGAAAATATTTACAACAACCCGTAAATCCTAATGACGTACTTGATTTCGTATTAGAATTAATACAAGATTTAGGAGGCAGGAATTTCATTTCAGAAATTGTATATGATCAATTTGAAAATACTGCGGCAATTGCAGCTCTTCAAAGTTTAGGTATACCTGCGATAGAAACATTTTTTACTAATAAATATAAAAGTGAAATGTATGGCAATTACTTACAGAAGTTAATCGCAGGTCAAGTATACATGTATGGAATTGATATAGATGGAAGTATAGAAAGATGGAAAATAGAAAATAAATATTTACAAAGAGTAACTCAAGGAAATTATACTTTTTATGAACACCCAAAAACCGGACCGGTTCAAAACGATGACTATCCAGATTGCGTAGGCAATTTAATTCATAGACTTTGTCTTCTTACTGCGCCTACTCGTCAAAGTGTTGCAAAATCTCATAAAGATCGCGGTTACCCTGTACAAATAAAAAGAGGACCTAAAGTTGTAAAAGCGGGAAGTTTGACCAGAGGTGGGGTAGATTTAGTAAAAGGTCGAAGGTATTAAAAGCATTGTATTATAGTTATATATTTTATTTACGTTTTCAATACATGGAGGTAAAAATGAAGCGACCTATTAAACGCATGAAAGCCGGGGGTGATAGGTTTTTTAACTGCGCGAGAAGAATATCAGACTTAACAGAAGAGGCTGTAGGTATTTTCCATCCTCTCGAGCTTGATAATTGTACAGTTATCCCAAAAGATGTTTTTATTAATGCGGATGGTTTTATTATTCCGGACGTATTAAGTACTAAAAAATCATTATATAGCAAGCCTATATAAAAATAATTTTAAATTATTTAAATTTCATATCTTTTTATTGTTATGCCTTCCTAACACTCTCTGTGTTATTTTTGTATATTATAAATAGAAATATTTTTTTTATACAAGAGGAAATAATGTACTATTATTGTTATACTACTAAAGATGAAAATATTAATGATTCTAGTTAATTATACAGTTATAATAACTGAAGGTTGTTTATGAACTATCGAGAATGGAAAATACTACTAACTAAAATTTAAGGTTGAAATGCAAGACCAACAAAGGTTTAGAGAATTATCCGCACTGTTTAATAAAAATGACGCTATTTGTCAAATAATAAAATTAGAAAAACAAATAGCTGAATTGAAAAGCAACCGAGTACCGTTTGAAGTTATGCTAAAAGTTGCGGAAAATACTAAAGTGCCTATAAAAGTTTATGAAAATTACAATCATATTAAAACTATTGCACTTAATGGTTTCAGGATATATGGACTTGAGCCGCAATTAAATAGTAAAGAAATAGTTTCCGGAACCGTTCGTGTTAATGATATTTTAACGGCTTTAAAAAAGGAGATCCAAATGGAAGACTTATTAATTGTTTCTTACAAGGCAGATAAAGAAGGAGTTACTTTAGAATTTAACAAAAAAGTATCACTTAATGGTGGAATAAGTTGCAAGGAAATATGGGTCGGTTGGGATAAGATTGGGCAAGCATTATTCCCAGACAAATATTCAAACATAACAGATGTTGCAGAATTAAGAAAAATGCGAGCCGCAAAATCCAGCTAACGGGATGAGCATAAGCGGATTGCGGACATAATTTATAAACTTTTAATGGAGCGAAAATGAATACTACAGAAAAACAAAACGAAGGGATACCAATTATTACTAAAAAAATATGGAGTAAAGCTAAACCATTAACAGTAAAACCATACGAAGGACAAGCAGACTGTACTTGCTATTTAACAACCGACCAAGTTTTTGAGATTTTCAAAGAGTTAGCAATTCCGCTCGATGCTGTTGTTAGGCAAGGCGTTCCTCAGCCGGTGTCGCGAGCGGAAGACATAGAGTTTATTTGGAGTTTAATAAAAGATTGGGCTAAGGAAGTGCCAAGTGAGAGCCATTCTTTTGACCCTATGTGGTTCGGCACAACTACAGGAAATGGAGATATTGAAGTGCATAAACGATTATGTGATATACTTGGCAAGCCATATAACATTAAAACGGATAGCGAGCAATCTGCCTAACAGAGACGGCAATAACAAGGGAGCGGAAATGAAAAGATTAATAGAAATAATATTCGGGATTCATCTTCATAGTTGGAAATATAGAAACCCATATCACAGAAAATGTAAGCGGTGTAATAAAGAGCAAATGATGTTTCAAGAATGGAGTGCAACATATTGGGAAGATGTTTGTTAGCGACTCTTGTTGATTGCTTAGTTATGTTTAACGAATGCCGTAGGCGCTTATGAGTGGCGCACGGCGGAAACAAAGGAGATAATACAATGAAAAACTTTTTCAAAAGATTGATCGGTAATTGGTGGGTGGTTAGAAAATGCGGATTCCCATACAAAAAAGGATATGCAACTTACAATAAATTCAAAAACACAATACTTGATACTGGATTGACAAAAGAGCAAGCAAATCAAATATGCGATGAACTTAATGGTATTAGCCGCCAATCCACTACGAAAGGAAGCATTATGAGAATAATAAAACAAAGCGGAGTATATAAAATACAAGAACTTAAACGATTTTTATGGTTTAAGCCATACTGGAAAACCTTACAATATGAAAGCATAGATTGGGAGGGTGCGAACTCAACAGATGAAGATTATAAATTTCTAACAATAGAGGAAGCAAAAGAATTTATAAAAGAATGGTATAGACCGCACCCGATTGAGGTAATAAGTTATGAGTAGTCGGCTTGAACCGCCAGTTAGGCAACGAGCGATAGTTTGGTTTAGTTGCGGTGCCGCAAGTGCGGTCGCTCTGAAGATGACAAAAAATGAGCATCCAAATTTGGCGGCGGTATATTGTGATACTGGTGGTGAACATCCCGACAATATTAGATTTTTACACGATGTTGAAAAGTGGGTTGATATAAAAATAAAGATATTAAAGAATGAAGATTTTATAGACCACTTTGACGTATTTGAAAAGAAGCGTTATTTAGTTAGCCCCGCAGGAGCACCTTGCACAACTTTATTAAAACGAAAACTTAGAGAAGATTATCAAAGACCAAACGACATACACATTTTTGGTTACACATTAGAGGAGAAAATGCGAGCCGCCAAATTTGAAATCAGAAATAGAGGTTTGCAAACCGATTGGATTCTGATAAGGAATGAGGGAAGCGGGAATAGAAATACCAACTATGTACAAACTTGGATATAACCATAACAACTGTATTGGCTGTGTAAAAGGTGGTAAAGGATATTGGAATAAAATAAGAAAAGATTTTCCAGAGCAATTTAACAGAATGGCTAAGCTTGAAAGAGAATTAGGATATAAGATTAATGATAAACACTTAGATGAAATGGAGGAAGATGAAGGCAATTTTGCGAGCGAACCCGATATTGCTTGCGATATTTTTTGCCATAATATTATTAACAGGCTATGAAAGCGAAGTTGCCTAACGGTGATGCAAATAATTTGCGCCGCAAATATAGGACTAAAAAATGGAATATAGTCTTAAATACATAACTAAAAATAAAAAAGTCGAGCCAATAGCAGGCGTCAAAATTGATTTGCTTGTTATAAAGAAGCTGGCTAACACTCAAAAAAACTCTAAATCTTCTGGTGATTCGCCTTCTGCAAAACACTCTACTACTTCATCTAATGGTCTGATAATATATTCATCTTTTTGTAGCACCGAGAGCATCGTCTCGTTTTGTATGTCGATATTCTCATTGACGTAATCAACCAATTCTTTTAATGTCTTGAAATCGTATCTTTTCGTTTGATAATCATCAATTATTGCAAAGTTTTTTATAGTACTCATTTGTTTACCTCTTGACTTTTGTTATTATATTTATTATATTTGTAATAGACATTCAAAAAGGAGTTGATATGAAATACTTGCTTAATATCGAAACAGAAGAACGAACTAGCCTTTGGCGTTCCTTCAAGTCTAAATGTTCCCTCGAAGGCGAAAATATGATTGATGTAATTTTCAAACTTATCAAGGAGTATGTAAAATGAAATACACAGTTTATTTTGACGAGAAACATTTAAGAGAAGATGGTGATTTAATAAACGTCTGTGATTCAGTCGCAACAATTCAACAAGCTCTTGGAGCGGCTCAAGAAGATATGCTCGAAAGAGAGCTAACAGAAGATTGCCTTTATATGTATAAAATTTTTGAAGAAGATTATGATAATATCGGTGAAGATAATTTGCCTGATAGTCAAGAAGTCTACTGGGAAGATGTACTTCCGCCAGCTTCTTTATAACGTTGCGGGGCATAACCCGCCGCCGGAATAGAATGTTAAACTTAATGGAGAACAAGATGGAAGCATATCAATTTTTGAGACATAGACAACTAATACCGCCAAATGTTTCATTGCAAGAAACAGCAATGCCTAATCTTACTTGGGGTGAGCTAATTCAACTACTTGACGATTATTTAAAATCTAAGACCGCTAAGGCGATCGGTGTTGATGCGCTTGTTATAAAAGCTGACCCTCAAGCGTGTGCGGCTGCGGAAGAAATAAGTAAAACGCTAACTAAACAACAGTTGTCGTTTAAGGAGAAATTGATAATCTCTTTAGCTGGGAATGATAAATACGTGCTAATGAAAGAAATTGATAGAGACCGTGTTAAGGGTATTGTTTATAAAGATTTTGATTATGAAGAAACGGCTAAAACTATAATTAAACAAGCAGAAAAGATTATTGAGATAATGGAAGCTTAGCAGCCGCATCTTTATAAC